CGTCGGAACGAATAACATTACGCTGATGATTCCCGATGGAACGTTCGGCTCTCGTTTGAAACCGGCCCCGTCTGCAACTCGTTACATCTTCACCTACAAGGCTCCTGTCTTTAATCAAATTTTCAATAAGGATGACATCCCGCTTCTCACCGAGCAGGTTTTCGAGGGAGATGTCATTGAGCCGAGATTCTTTGTTCCGACCTTGCCACTCATTCTCATCAACGGCTCAGAAGGTATCGGTTCTGGTTGGTCACAGAAGATTCTTCCTCGCGATTCTAAGGAGGTTACCAAACACATTCGTAATTATCTGAAGAATGGAAAATTGCCACAACGGATTGCTCCTTATTATAAGGGCTTTAACGGTGTGATTGAATACGAAGCAGAGAAGAACCGTTGGTTGATTAAAGGTGACTTTGAGAAAGTCAATCGGACCACACTTCGTATTACAGAACTACCGATCGGATATGACCTCGATAAGTATGTCAAAGTGTTGACAGAACTTGAAGAGAAAAAGGTCATCCGGGATTTTGATGACCTTTCTAATCCAGGAAATAGTAAGTTTGAATTCATCGTTAAGGTTACAAGCGAATTCATTGATCGTGATAAAGAGATCGTGCTCAATGATCTCAAACTCATCAAACGAGTAACAGAGAACTTCACATGTCTTGACGAGAACAACATGGTCCGCGAGTTCAAGTCTGATATTGAGATTCTTGAAGACTATTGCAAAATTCGTCTTCGGTATTATCAGCTCCGTAAAGACTCAATTCTTGATAAACTTACGAATCAGATTACAGTTGCCCAAGCAAAGTATCAATTCATCGGTGACGTTCTTGATAAGGCGATCATCCTCGAACGCCGCAGGAAAGACGAAATCATTACACAGATCCAAGCTCGGGGATATGACGAGGTAGAAGGATCATACGCTTATCTCATCAACATGCCACTGCACTCTCTATCAGAAGATACGATGTCTGAATTAAAGAAAAAGTGGCTTGAGCATTCTGAAGAATATAAAGTAGTTGCCGATACGTCTCCTGGTCAATTCTGGGAAGACGATCTCAAGGAAATAAAATGAAGATGATTTTTGGCCTCAAAGATAAAGTTGGGCGATCAATCACCGCCGAGTTAACAGATGAAGGTAAACTCTCGGTGTTAATTGAATATAGAGGTGTGATGAACGAAACGGATGTTCGCGACACATTTCAACGTCTTGGTTGGGTACTTGAAACAGAGTGTACCGATAAACTTTTAACCCTTCACTAGGAGAACATTTAAATGACAGAAGCACAAGTTGTTTCACCGAAAAGAGAATTGAGCGCCGAAGAGCGTTATGAACAAATTTTGGCCGATCTGATGGCACAAGGAATGACGCCCCGCAAAGCAAAGCGTTATCTCGCCGCTCATACCAGGCGTGTCATTAAGAAGATTCATCGGCGTGTTGATAAAGTGAAGGCTACCGCAAAGAAGGCCGGTTATAAAGAACCGACCCGTGAAGAATTGCTCGGCGAAGAGAATGTCGAACTTGCAGAAGATGTTCCGCTATTGACCGACGATGTTCTTGAAACACAACAGGGACCCCTGTAATTTCCATTGACATTGTCTCGCTGATTTGTTAAAATAGACGAATCAAATGACGGAGAATCTTTATGCCTGTTGGACCCGGATTATTTTTAGAAGTCAATAGATCTCATCTGCTTCACGGTATTGACTATATCGATAGCATGCTTAAGATGGCTGCTAAAAGCAAGAATATCGATTATATGTCAGTAAATAAAGTCAAAATCCCATTAAGAGATTTTTTTAATATGGGAGAGTTGAACGAGATCATATTTGCATATGAGAAGGCTGGGTGGTCAAAGGTCGAATATGAATCCGGTCATAAATTTCTACCCGAAGGTTTTTACGGTCAGCTTGTATTCTCGGCTAAGAAATGAGATAGTGTTAAAATGAAAAAATCAGATCATCTATTAGATACAGCAAATGCGGAACTCGATGCAATGGTCAAGGAAGTAACAAACGAATTCTTGACCGATAAATTTCTTGGTCGATGTTGGCACGATTGGCAAGATTTACATAAATGTAAGGGTGGACAAGAAGAGTATAATGTCTATCTTTATAAGTGTTCTAAATGTGGTGAAGTTGGAGAGGATCATGAGTATGGGCATTCATGTTTCAATGACTCGCCCGACCTCTTCACCTGGGATGGTTTTGGTCTGCTCTGGGATAAAGTACAAGGAAAGAAATGGTTCCCCGATTTCTGGACAGCTAATATGGAAATGGCATGGAGTAAACCACACTCTATTATCAATCGCCTCACCTTTCCAACGATCTTAATGAACTACATAAAGAAGGAGAACCTATGCCCGTAGGACCTGAAATATTTGAGCGCCTTCGTGAGCCGATCCTTGGAAACACACTGAGGATTATTGACGGTAAGTTGAAGGATTGTGCAAGAAACAATCAACTCATCGGAGAGTCCGTTGACATCATTCTCCCCGACAACCTAAACATGACCGAGCGTAAAGAGGTTGTTAGATTATACGTTGATGCCGGTTGGTCGAAAGTTGAATGTAAAACATGGGCGGACACGCAACTCCGCTCTGGTACTATTATGTTCACATTTTGGAAATAAACAATGCAAATACTTTTATCACCAGAAGAATATGCGGCACTAGTTCCAAAGGAGAAGTTTGATAAACTCCAAGTTGCTAACGATGAACTCCGAAAGAAGTTTCTCGAAGCAAAGAACTTCATCTGCATCCATGAATTTTCTTCGTCACATACTTATTGTACCCAATGCCCGCTTTATCCGACTGAACTTAATTCCCTCAGTATCGAAATGCTTGGTTATCTCTGCCCCTTCAATAAGCAACTCCCGAAGTAAATCAAATTCCGTTAACATCATAATGTAATGTGTAGCCTTCTTAACTGAGGGCTACTATACACTCGTCTCTTTTGGAGGTATGCCATGGACATGTTCAATATGGCAAAGCAAAATCGTATTCTTGAAATTCAGGTTGGTTCACGTCTCTACGGAACGTCGAATGATGATCCGACCAAAGGCAAGTTGTCTGACACGGATTACTCTGGTGTGTTCGTAGCCGATCTCTCTTGTTACATTGGATTTAACCATGTAGAGGAGGTTGACTTTTCGAAGATCAGTAAACTCGAGAATGGTCAGAACGCCCCAGATGCAATTGATAAGAAGTTGTATGAAGTGAAGAAGTTCCTTCGTTTGGCGATGGATAACAACCCAAACATCATTGAGCATGTTTTCGTCAATGAAAAGAACATTGTCTATTCAAATCATTGGGGCAAAGAGATTCTTCGTTATGCAAAATTATTTCCGCATAAAGGATGTTTTGAGAAATTCATCGGTTATGCAACCTCACAGAAGCACAAGATGATTATCAAACGTGATAACATGGAGTTCATTGAGGCGGCAATCGAGTTCTTTTCTAAACAAGACCCCAAATCTCTAATGGCAGAACACAAACAAATGTTCGGTTTGTGTAAGTTTAAATTCAACAACAACCATGTTACGATTGGCGACATGGCGATTCAATTGAACATCAATGTCAAGCGGGCATTGGAACAATTGAATGAACGTAAAGACAAATTTGGTAGTCGCCATGAGCTCGTATCAAAGCATGGTTACGATACGAAATTTGCATCGCATCTTATTCGTTTATTGAAGGAAGGAGAAGACCTTCTCAAGTATGGTGAATTGACGTTCCCACTGCCACAGGCCGAGCTTATTCTTGACATCAAGCAGGGTAAATACTCTGTAGAAGAAGTTATGCATATGGCAACAATGACCGAGGATGACATGCGATGCGCGCTGAACGAATCAAAGCTACCAAGTGGTCCTCGTGTATGGAACATCGAACAATTATTGCTTCAGATCATTCGTGGACATCATAATTTTTAAGGAGGATTGTATGATAACTATTATTTTTATCGTAAACGGTGTTGATGTCCACATTGAGGCCGACGGAAATCAACCGCTATCGGTAGCCAGGAACCTTGCTCTCACTGAGTCAAATAATACCGGGCGACCGATGGATGAATGGGAAGTTCATAATGACGAAGGTGTCTTACTTGATCCCTTGAAGACGCCAATTGAGCTTAACATACAAAACGCTGATAGATTATTTCTAAATCTCAGCGTCGGGTGCGGCGGACATAACTGATGCCAAAGATTAAATGCTCTGCTAATGATTGTTTACACCACAAACATGGTACGTGTTGGGTAACTGAAGATACCACTATTGATATTTCTCTAGACGATGGCCATGCGGTGTGCCTTGACTATTCTCCCGTCACAAACCGCGAGTATGTGTTAATCACCGGTAAAGAAAGGGAAACAACAAAATGAAACCGAGCATTTACCTAGCAGGACCGATTACTGGGTTACATTATTCAGACTCTATTGGCTGGCGAGATCGTGCGGCCGCTGCCTTCAAAGATAGTGGTATCGTGTGTTTCTCGCCACTCCGGGCAAAGAGTTATCTACGACCGACAAACGGCGATCCCAACTTAATGCAAGATGTCATAAAGGATACATATGAAGAACATGTTCTATCGTCACAGCGCGGAATCTTCGGTCGTGATTATCATGATGCAACGAAACGAGATCTTATTTTTGTTAACCTTCTTGGCGCCGATCGCATCAGCATAGGCACCGTCATGGAGATGGCATGGGCGTTTCAAGCAAATGTACCAATTGTGCTTGTCATGGAGAAGACCGGATATCCCCACGAACACGCTATGCTCCGCGAGACTTCATATTTTCGTACAGATGATTTTGATGAGGGCGTTCATATTGCAAAAACAATTCTTCTACCAGTTCCGCATTAACTATTGACATACATCATCATTTAGTTTAAAATAGCGGTCCAATCAATCAACCACAACTAAAAGGAGCAACACAAATGAAATTTTCTGACACAGAACTCGGCATTCTCAAAAACTTTGCCGGCATCAATCCTTCAATGGTCATCTATCCTGACCGCCTTGAAGTCATCAACAATACCAAGACGATTGTTGGGAAGTATAAGTTCGACAATCCCTACGGATTTGACTCTTTCGGTATTTATGAAGTGACAGAGTTGCTTCAGGCCGTCGGTGCCTTCAAGGATGCGGACATTGATGTTCAGACAAAACGTCTTGTCATTAAAGATGGTGGAGCAAAGATCACCTATTACACCACACCGTCTGAACTCTGCCCCAATGTCCCGGACATTGATAAGAAGTTTGCTACTGTTGATTGCGAGCTTGACTTCTCTTTGCCCGCCGAAAAGCTTGCAACGATCTTCAAGATGGCATCTGTCCTGAAGGCGGAGTTTGTTTTCTTCGAGACCGACGAGAAAGACAACGGCATTCGTATCACTGTTGCCAAGGAAAAGGATTCGACAGCAAACGCATTTGACATCGTCATTCGCGAAGGCATCCGTTCCAACACTCTCGGTAAAGGTGTCATCAAGATGGCCGTCTCCGAACTCAAGATTCTTCCGGGTGACTATGATGTCAAAATCTCTTCAAAGAAAATCACCAAATGGGGCTCTTACACCGGCGTTGAGTATTACATCGGATGTAATGTCATTTAATTTGTAGTGGTAGTAATTGAATAGGGCAACCCGAACAAATTAAGGTTGCCCTATTCAATTCATAAAAAAATTAATGAAAGAGGACGAGGAATATGGAGAAGATTGGCACAAGTTCGCTTTGGGTTGAACGTTATCGACCACAGACAATGAATGATGTGATTGCACCAGCAACAGTTCATAAATTGTTCAAAGAAATTAAGAAAACCAATGAAGTACCGAACCTAATGTTTTATGGTTCGGCGGGGCTCGGCAAGACCTCGTCGGCAAAAGCAATCGCCAACGAAATGGGGATGGACCTGCTCTACATCAACGGTTCTCTTCAAACGCAAGTTGAGGTTATTCGTAATGATGTTATGCAATTTGCATCTACGAGTTCGCTGATGGGTGGAAAGAAACTTGTCATCCTTGACGAGATGGATCGTATGTCAGGAAATGCACAAGACTCCATCAAAGTTCTCATGGAACAGATGGAATCAAATGCTCGTTTTATTATCTGCACAAACAACCTTCAGAAAATCATTGACCCTATCCACTCTCGTTGCCAAATGATTTCTTTCAACTATGGACCCAAGGTTCAGGATGAAATCATGTTGAACTACTTCAAAAGAGTATGCTTCATTCTCGAGAACGAAAAGGTTGAATATGACAAGCAATCAGTTGCAACCCTCGTAAAGAACTTCTTCCCTGACTTCCGCAAAACAATCGGCGCACTTCAAAAATTCTCAAGTATGAATGACGGAAAGATCACGGCATCGGTTCTTGCTGTTAGTGACAATTCCTATATGTCCGAACTGATCCCAGCGATGAAGGCCGGTAAGTTTGCAACCGTTCGTAAGTTGTGTACTGAAATTGATACAAGTTCTTTCTATACGACCTTCTATAAGGAAATTGATAGTCATATTAAAGACGTATCGTTGCTAGACATCATTCCAATCCTCGGACAGTATAACTATCAGCATTGTTCATGTGTTGACTCAGAGGTCAATCTGGTTGCTTGTGTCACCGAGATCATGAAGGTCGCACAATGGAAGTAAATTAGATTCGATTAATTTCCCACCCCTCACAATTAGCGGTCGATGGATCTTTGAGTTTTCTTTTAAATTTTATGATTCCATGGCCCGCATGTCTAATCATGGTTGTGAATGGTAGTTTGTTTTCTAAACAGAATGCAGAAAGTTCGCCATGTAATTCAAATGTTTCTCCTGATGGCGATGTTAAAAGAAAGTCTCCCGCCTTTGGATTATTTTTGCCTTTAGCAAGGCCCTTAATCTTTCTTACTTCTGACATTTTTCTTTTATGTTCATCGCTTTTTGGTCTCTGCATTTTATCAATATGTTCTTTTGATCCAAACACGGCCCTGTTAGGATTTCTTGCCTGAATACGTATTGTTCTTATTTGTTTTTGTTTTGTTGTTCTTATTTGTTTTGGTGTTCTTGGTTTCTTTATTATAATTGAATATCGTTTAATTTGGGCGAGTTTCATGTTTGCTTTGTGTTCTTCTGACCATATTCTTCCCTTATTACTTTTAGACACCTTAGAATATATTTCTGATTTCATTGGGTGTTGGGAATTCGTATCTCCTCCATCCCCACCCATAGTCATATTATAACCACAACAATCAGGGAGTCCCAAATATGTGTGATATTTCTGAATATAAAAACATTCCATTTCATTGAGCATTTCAACGGGACCTTCATAAAGTGTTTCATATATAAAGTTTTCTCTACCATGTTTTTGTATAGCACGATAAAAAACTCTCGTTGGTGAATTTTTTAATGCATTTTGAAAATGACCCTCGATATATGAATCTATATCTTGTTTTGTTTTTCCGATATAAGATTTATTGTTTATCGTACACGTTACTTTGTATATAAAACCGTTCATATAAATTCTCCAAAAATAAATTTTAATTTTATTTATAAAATCATAAAGAAGTAAGGTGAAAAATTATGGCAGCAAAAGGACTATTCGATTACCTCAATGCAATCAACAAAAAATCCCTCCCAAAAGATGAAGACAAATCGACATTCGTCAAAGGCTTCTCCCCGTTCATAATTAATCGTTTTATGTCATGCGAACCTAGCTTCGTATTCTTAGCAAATGCAATGAATATGAACTACGGCTATACACCAGAAATGGTCTTTGACTTTTATTATCTCGGTGTCCCAAAGAATAATAAGTTCATAAAGTACAATGCTAAAAAGGAAAAGGCTGAGAAGACAATTCAGTACCTCATGGATTGGTTCAAGGTTAACACTGACACTGCAAAGCAGTATGCGACTGTTATCTCCGAAGAAGAACTTGGAACTATAACTGAGTATTACGAAAATAGAGGAAGAAAATAAAGGAGAAATGAAAGATGATTCGTTATTCAAAGGTTAGAGATGTTAAAGATATCGAACGCGGTACCCCAAAGTCAGCAGGATTAGATTTCTTCGTTCCTAATGACGTAATGACGATTACACTTGAAGGTGGTGAACGTGCCCTGATTCCTTCAGGCATCCGTGCACAAATTCCCGAAGGCCATGCACTGATCTTCTTCAACAAGTCGGGAGTCGGTTCAAAATTCGGCCTTGACATTCTTGCATGTGTTGTAGATGAAGATTATCAAGGAGAAATCCACCTCAATGTTGTTAACACCGGCAACGATACGGTCTACATTGGGCCGGGAATGAAACTCGTACAAGGGGTTCTTATCCCAGTACTTTATTCTAAACCTATGTTAGTTTCTGATGGTGAACTTTTTACTAGCGAAACAGAACGCGGGGCGGGTGGTTTCGGTAGCACCAATAAGGAAGGTTAATCATATGAAGAAAGTCATTGTTATTAATGGCCCAGCGAGGGTTGGAAAAGATACATTTTGCGAAATGTGTATCAAGTATGCCGCCGAGCATTATAATATTCCGGGTTTTAACATCTCTTCTGTTGATCGTGTGAAAGAGGCCGCGATGACTCTCGGGTGGGATGGGGTGAAGGATGAGATTGGTCGCAAGTTTCTCGCTGATCTCAAAGACCTCTCCACTAAAGCATATGATGGACCAATGAACTATATGCTGAATGTCCTTCAAACAAACCAACGTGGGATTTTCTTCTTTCATATCAGAGAACCAGAAGAAATTGCTAAGTTTGTTGAAAAAACCGGAGCAACGGCGGTCTGTGTGAAACGTGATGTTGTTGAACAATTCATGAATCGTGCAGATGCGAATGCATACAATTACAAATATGATGTCACTATAATGAACGGCGGAAAACTTAAACATCTTGAGAAGGCCGCCGCCCAGTTCGTAGATATGCTGTTTGGTTAATGATTGACATCGGGGAGCTGTTGTGATATAATAACTCCCCAAGTTAATTCAACACGAGAGGTATTAAATGGCAAAGAGTTATCTGAATGTTACACAAGTCGGTAGAGATGTCATCTATCATCGCTACATTGAAGACGGTGAACGAAAGGAAGAACGAATCAACTTTCGTCCGTTTCTTGGTGTAGACGCATCTCCGGGTGCAAAAACAAGTTTCACTACGATCCACGGAAAACCAATTGAGCATCGAGTCTTCGAAAGTATTTCCGAGATGCGAAATTGGAAAAAGGAAAACGGTGATTACATTGATATTCACGGCGACATTAGTCCGCTGTATCAATTCATCGCATTGAATTATCCAGGGCAGGTTCTCCCTCAGATGAATCATATGCGTATCTTTAACCTTGACGTGGAGGTACAGTGCACGAAGGGTTTCCCAAAACCCGAAGATGCAGCTTGGCCGATATCCGCATTGACTGTTGAAGAAATCATCAGTGGAAAAATCACAGCATTCGGCTATAAAGAAAATTACATCCCAACAGAAGATGATGTTACTTATATCTTCTGTGAAGACGAAAAGGATTTGATTATCAAGTTCGTTGATTTCTGGTCGTCTGCGTATCCTGATATCTACACCGGGTGGAACACTGAGGGATTTGACATACCATACATCGTCACTCGTATCAACAAGATTATGCCGACGAATTATGTTCTTCAACTTTCACCGATTCGGAAAGTATCGGCGCATAAGTATACCGACAACTTTGGTAACGAGCAGATCGGTTACTCAATTGAGGGCATCGTTCATTATGATTACAAAAACCTCTATGAGAAATTCTGTGTTGAACCAAGAGAACAGAAGTCTCTGTCATATATTGCAAAAGTTGAATTAGGCGATGACAAGTTAGACTATGACGGGCCACTGAACGAGTTGTATGAAAATGATTTTCAGACATACATGTCATACAACATCAAAGACGTTCGGTTGGTGACAGCGATTGATAAGAAGCGTAACTATCTTGCACTTGCTATCACGATGACCTACATGGCGAAATGTGATTTCAAGGACGTCTTTGGTACAGTTGGTATCTGGGATGCATATCTCTACAACATTCTGCTGTCAAAAAAGATTCTTGCCCCACCGAAGAAATCAAACATCAAAGGTCAGTTCCCTGGTGGATTCGTTGAGGACCCAAGACGTGGCCTTAACTACTGGGTTATGGTACGAGATATCGCATCTTCATATCCAAACTCTATCATCACATATAACATGTCTCCAGAGACAATTGTTGATGAATCAATTCTACCAGATGAACTCAAGAACATCGCCATGCAGTTCGGTAATATTGAAAGCTGTCTTGACCCCGATGTTCTTATGGAAAGAGTACAACCCGTCTTGGACAGATATGATGTCTGTATGGCACCAAACGGAACATTCTATCGTCGTGACAAGATCGGATTCATTCCAGAAATCGTTGCTGAAATTTTCGCTGGTCGTAAAGGTGCAAAGAGATCAATTAAGGAACTTGATGTATTAGAGAAGACACCTGACATTAAGAACCAAATTGCTTCACTTGATGCAATTCAGGGAGCATTTAAGGTATTCATGAACAGTCTTTACGGTGCGATGTCAAACGAATGGTTTAGATATTTTGACCTTCGTATCGCCGCCGCCATTACATCAGCAGGTCAGACATCCGTTCGTGGTGCTGCAAGATACATTGAAAAGAAACTCCCGGATGTCAAAAACATTTACACAGACACCGACTCCGTTTTCCTTGACATGGTTCCGACTCTTAATAAACGTTTTGGGGATGAACTACCAGACAATGAAACGGTCGTACACTTCCTGTTGAAATATAGTGACATGGTTCTTGATCCTGTCCTCAAGGAGTTCTTCAACAAGTTGACGGATGGTCTTAACACAAAACAGAAGACTCTGACGATGGAGCATGAATCTATCTCAAACGTCTGCTTGTTCCGTGAAAAGAAAATGTATGCCATGCGGTTGCTTGAGAACGAAGGTACATTCTACTTCGACAAAACGAAACTGAAGATCAAAGGCATCGAAGTGGTGCGGACATCAACACCGCAATTTGTTCGTGATGCCCTTAAACGAACACTTGAGTTAATCTTCGAAACGGCCGATCAGAAAGCCGTTAAGGATTATCTTGATTCACAACATGTTAT